CCGCCACCAGTCTGGCGGTGAATGGCACAATTTCTGTGGCCGCTAAACACACCCAAAGCATCTGCGCGTCTTCCGGCACCGTAAAGGTCAGCGACAGAAGGCCCTTGGAATTGATGGATGAGGACACGATATTCCCCGTGTAGTCCGGCTGAAACTGCGCCTGCAAATTCACCGACCCGGTCAGGTTCCCAAACAGCATACTAAAGGTCAGGGTCTTGCCCCGATAAGCCGCGAAGTTTTCGATCTTTTGTAAGAAGAGGTATTGTCCTGCGGTGGTGGCCGGGAATTGCAGATACAAATAGCCATTCTGTAAACTGGCCTTGGTGTGATTGGTGATCCACCAATGGTCGATACAAAGGGCGCCGGTTCCGGACGTATCCTGGTAAGAGGTTTGTCCCCGCTGATTGATGGGGCTTGCCACATACCCGTTGATCAGGATGTTTTCTCCGGACAGCCTCCTTAACTTTTGCCGCTGCCCCGGACTGACAAACACCCGCTCCTCCGTTTCGGCAATCTGGCTCGCGTCCAATTGGATGTTTCCTTCACTATCCGGCAATGTGCCGTTGACGCTGGACGCCTTTCTGGCTTCCAAATCCTCAATGTTGGCCTTAAACGCATCGTGATCATACGCCGTATAGGCCCGGTAAACCGCCGTCCCCACCGGCCAGGGACTGGCCGTGGTCCCATTTACTCCCCTGACAACACCTGTCAGCGTATTGCCATCTTTTCCGGAATAGGAAATTACCTCTGCGTTTTCATCTTCCCCCAATGTCGCCAGATTGGGCGGCTTTGGCAGCGCGTCGGCCCGCTCTACCTGAATGGAAGTATCCGACGCCGTCATATTGGCCGAAACAGCGGTTTTCGGAGAATTGTTTATCGCGCTATACATTGTCATCTGTGCCATTATAAGGTACTCCCCCCTCTTGATTGAATAAATCCCTGTACCAGAATGTCAATGGTCACATAGGCCAGATCATCCGGTATAATCTCCAATTTCATCCACCTCCCCCTGGGAATTTTCCCGTCCCGCTCGTCGGTCAAAAAATTTGTGATGTCCAGTTCCTTTTCCTCCCCCATGCTGCCCCTGGTCTTCCCGTTTACCGAGATGGTCGCTGTTTTGGGTGAACCGAATTGAAAAATCCCCTGGGTAATTCCATGGGTGTGGGAAGGGATTTGTATCTCGTGAGAATGAGACGGAACGGTCACATTCACCGTGTGGGTATGGGCCGGCGCCGTAAAGGAATGGGTGTGCGCCGAAATTAAAACCTTGTGTGCATGATTCAGATAGGGACGGTAAATGCGGTGAACATGTCCCTTGGCCTGTACGGTTTCCAACTCGGTATACGCCTCGGCCTCCGGCCATAAGGGATCGGTGGTCACCGCCGTCAACTCCCGCTCCGCCGTGCTCTTAGATTCCGTGGCCTGCTGACGGGATGTGGTCTGGATGCTGCTTTCTCCCCCAGTGGAAGAAGCGCGGGTGCTCCCCCCTCCCCCTGCGGTCGATTTTGAGTAGGACCGGAACCGGTCCAGCGTAATTTTTGCCTTGACCGAGTTGACAATCCGCATTTCCGACGGAATGTAAAAGTTTAAAACCGCTCCAACTTCCGGCGTGGCGTTGGCCTGTACCGACTGACCGTATAGCTGGGTAGAGCCCTGGGCGTAGGTGGATTCAATCCGCTGCCGGTCCGCCAGCTGGGCCAAAGATTCCGCAACGTCCTGGGGTTTGTTTGCCAATGTCAGCGACATGTTGCCCGGACTGTCGTAGTTTCTGGTGATCTGCGTAATATAGGTTTTTGTCCCGTCCTGGGTCAGCTGTGTGATTTTCCCCACCTGCGCTTTGTCTATTTCCGTTTTGGTCGCTTGGTATAAATCCGCGGCGGAAACCGTGACGGAAGTAAGCGGTTTGCGATATTGTTCCAGTAAAGCGCGTCCTCGCTCCATCAGGCTTTTGGCGTCCTCAAAAGAACGGTCCACAAAAATGCGGGATATAATCCCATACTTTTGGATGTCCTCTTCCGGCGCCTGTAAATAGGGTACGCCCTGATTGACCGATTTTATGGTCAGCTGGTTTACCCCCTCCCCATATCCCAAGCAATACAGCCGGGTGCAGATTTCCGTCCCCTCCTCCCCGTGCTGGGAGGAAAGCAGGTTTTTCCCGGCGCGGATGTAAAATTGCGGGTGTTGGTTGATATCCATTTTTTGCAAAGACAGCCTCCAGGGAAAAACCGATGTGTCAAACCGAAAAATATACGGATCCACAAACAGATTGGGCACGGAAAAAACCGCATTTAACAGGTTTTCATTTTCCCACCCGTATTCATACTGAAAAGAAAAATCGCATTCTCCTAAAACCCATCGCTTGATTGTCTGCTTCTCCAATAGGTATTGAAGCACCTGCCGGGTGGTCCGTCCCGTCCCCCCATAGGTGACCGCGCCAAAAATCACATCGTCTATTAAGGTCGCGATCACATGTTCGCAGCTGTAAGACACTACCGCCGTGTCCGCTTCTGTTTTCGTGCTGCCAACAATCCGGTACAAACTTCCCCCGTTGTACCGGACATAGTGAAAGGGAACGCAAAACCGGTTTTTTTCGTCCTCCTGCGGCATGGAAAAAGACAGGGTGTCGATTCCGTTGAGGGTGTTTGTCTCCCTTAGGTCATAGGCATTTTGCAAAACGGCTGTTTTTCGTATGTCCAAATCAAAAATTTCAAGCATTACAAAAACCTCTCCGTATACAAAATTCTGCTTTCCAGTCCGCTGCCGGCCGCACAGCGGACAGATAAGTCCATGGTTTCCCGGCTAATCCAGACCCAGTCTCCTTCGTGGACCCATATCACGCTTTGCCCGCCAAGCAGCACATTGTAATTTTGGGAATCCACCACCAGTGTCCCACCTGGCGGGATACTCACATTTAAAAACGCCTGTTGATCCTCTATAATATAAGAGGATATCTGCGCGTTTGTCAGCGCCGGGAAAAGTAGGCCGATATAAATATCGCACCCGATCTCCGCCTGAGAAAGCACATCCGTCTTTTGAGCCTCTTTAAAAAGGATGTCGCACCCCAAACCGGTCAGGGCCTGTGTCCCGCTTTCCTGTTGGGTCTGCAAATAGATGTCCTGCCCACAGTTTACCGTTGCCTGAACCTGTTCCTCCATTTCTTCCCGCAGCCAAAGCGCCGGGGAAAGAAAGGCCGCCGCCCGGACCTGAGCGCCCCACTTTTCTTTGATTTCCTCTGCCGGCCCCGCGCTCAATCGTGTCCGCAGATCGCTT